ACTTTCAAATATTCCAAATGACATGACTATTTACTTTTAGTTGTTCTTGTTTTCTTTTTAGCTGTTTTAATTAACTCTTCTTTAAGTCTATCTTTCTCAGCAAGGTGTCTTTTAATAAAGATCCATGCAACATATCCTAAAGCTAAAACTGCTAATCCCGCAGGACCATAATTTCCTAACTGTGCAAATACACCAAAGTCCTGTGCACCGTTTGCTACTGATGTTGTATCCATATTAATTATGTAATTTTAACATTAATTCTTTTACTGCAGTAGATAAATCACTTACATTTCTTGCAAGCATTTTAAGTTCTAATTGAGTTTGTTCTTGTATTGCTTGGTATTTTAATCTTGCTTCTTGTTCTACAAGTTCTACTTTACCTTTTAATTTACCCATATCTTCTACTGTTTTTCTAACGTCCGTGTGGACCATTCTTAAAAAATAGCCTATTACAGCTAATGCAGTAATCAGACCTGCTTGAATCAATTCTCCGTATGTCATGGCTTTAATATTAATGCACCGGCTAATATCCCATTAAGGATGAAAGACCAGTTCCGTTGTCTTTTTATTTTTTTTATGTCTAGTGTTAAGGATGATATGATAGTGTCCTTAGAATTGATTATATAGCGTTGTGCAGTGATTATAGTGTCTTGACTTGATATGATTAAGTCTTTCTCTTTATCTCTACGGTATAGAGTGTGAATCATTGTATCCTGGATCTGTACAATGTTGAAAGTATCTCTTGCATTTTTAACAGCATCTAGTTGAGATTGTAGATCATGTAATCCATTATTAAGTTCTGAAATAATAAGTTTACTGTTGTCAATAACTTTACCTTTCTCTTTAATAATAGTCTCTTTACCTTCTATTCTTTTCTCAATTGTTTTTTGAGTAGATATAGGGTATACTTGTTTTGGATCTCTCATTAATAAGACAAAACACATTACCCCTAAACAAAGAGTTAAAATTATAGATATGTTTTCTTTTTTAACCACAATCAACATCACTACATGACATAGCAGTATTACTATTCCATATAACTGTAGCCGGTCCTACAGTAGGTCCTACAATTGACCAAAATTTTCCAGCATCATCACGGTATACAAGTGTTAAATCAGAATTATCAGGTAATAACATTACTCCATTTGGAACAATATCACAACAGTCTGCTACTTCATAATAAGTAATACAACCATTCCTTTTAACACAATTATTACAGTCATTTGCAAAATCAATAAATGTATCTAATACTATTGTTGCTGTTCCTGTATTACTAAAACTTACAACTTTCCAACATTGTGGAAAAAGTGGAGAAGTAGTAGTAGTTATTGTTATTACAGTTTCTGGTGTTATTAAAGTATTAATTACTATAACTTCTGTATCACCTGTACAACAATTAATAACATTATAATATAATGGTTGACCACAAGCATTAACATCTATACAAGGCATACATTTCTCCATGGATACTCCATAACTAGTTCCAAATTGAATAAACGGTGCTGAAATACTACCCGTAAAACCTAATTTCACTGTATAACAATTACCAAATGTATCTATAACAAGTTCTCCATCTACTGGTGTATAACCAAATAATGCAGCCGTAGTTAATATTTCTGTTTCTCCTATATATTCACAACATGGTAGTAATTTGATAATTTCAGGACATGTATTTATAGCTAAACAATCTTCACATGGTCCTGGACCATAATTTGTATCAATCATAACCATACCTGTTACAGGACCTGCAGTTTCATCAACAGCTGTCCAACAGAAACCATATGTATCAACAAAAACATCTCCTACTGAAACACCAGGTAAAGAAGCTGTAAATGTTTCAGCTCCCATAAAACAACATGATTCAACTATTATATTAGCAGGGCATTCATTATTTGATATACAGTCATCACAATTTGTATACTTTGTAGTTACTGTTCTTACACTAGTTACTTGTGCTGCTGTTTTAGCTTGAGCTTCCCAACAATTTCCTTCATTATCTACAAAAAAATCTCCTACTGTTAATGTTGTATCATATACAATATCAACAATTGATGGATCACAACATAATTGTAATTCCATATTTGGAGTTAAATCTACTTCACCGCAATTTCTTACAGTACCTAATGAAAAACTAACACTTGGTGTAACAATTGTTTCAGATTCATTATTACAACCAAACACAGCATAAAAAACTGTTTCCCCTGCTAAAAAAGTTTGAGTTACAGTATGTTCTATTAAAAAACATAAATACCCATCTTTATTATCAGGATATGTATAGTCAAAGTTTTGTGTAGCAATGATAGTAGATAATAAAATATTTCCATTATTTCTTCTAATATTATCACAAGTTGCAAATACTAAACCAACCGATAACTTTGTTAAATCAACAGGTTGGTCACTATAACTAATATTACTTGTTCCAGAAAATTTAATAATGTCTCCAGGAAATAAATCTGCAGATAAAGTAATTCCACAATTTAAATTTATATTTTTTACAGATGTAACAAAACCTGGAAAAGCTGTATTTACTGCAACATCCCATACTCCATTAGTCCATCCAAATTGTCCTGATCCACAAAATAAAGGATATCCACCATTAAAAATTCCTGATGTTTGTAATCCTGCTGCACCAATTAATGATGTATCAGTAATACAAGAATTATTAGGTGCACTAGACCCAGCTATTTGTATAAATGTACTCATGTTCTTAAGATATATAAGTTATTACAAATGTTGTTCCTGTAGCATCATAGTTTAAAGGACCTAATGTATTGTTTAATGCTCCTGCATCATAATTTACAGTTATTCCTGGTAAAATAATATTAGAATTAATTGTACCGTTTGATGTACCTACATTAGCTATGGAAAAACTATATACACCAGGTGTTGTAGTACCTGATGTTGTACTTAGTTCGTATCTTGGGGCTCTAACTTGTGGAGCTAAGAATGATCCTGGACCACCTGATAATGCTGCTAAGATTTTATCTAATCCTAATAGCATTTTGTATTGCCACGGAAAGTTATTTCCTTTATTTCCGTAATCTTTTAAATTTCCTATTGACATAATTATTTATTTTAATATTGTTTTATTTAAGGTATAGAAATGTATGTACCATTAATATATGCTTTACTAATTGTAGTTAATGATACTGGGGTACCTTGTATCCATAAACCTTCTCTAATTGGAGAATTAGCTCCTCCTGATTGTTTTAAATAATGTAAATCTAATACTGTTGTTATACCTACAGTATCAGCATTAAGAATTGTATGTCCAGTACCTATATCTGGATCAACATTAGGATCAGCCCAAATCCATCCATTAAAATGATTGTATCCAAATGCAGGAGTAAATGGTAATGCAACTTTATATTGACCAGTACCAAAATTAGTAACTGTTGTAAAATCAATTTCTATAACAAAACTAACTAATAACCCTGATTTAATGTAATAAGAATTATAAGTAGGATAAGTTGCTCCACTTCCAGTAAATGTCATTCCTGTTGCTTGAAACGTTGGAGAATATCTAACATAAGTTTCTAATCCGGAAGTACCACTTATACCTTGAATACCTTGGATACCTTGGACTCCCTGAATACCCTGCGGACCTTGATTACCTTGTACACCTTGTGGTCCTTGATCACCTTGAGGTCCTTTAATATCTCCAGCATCAAACCAAACTGTTCCATTCCAAGTCATTAAAGATCCATCAGATAATAAAATCCAAGCATCACCTATATTTGCACCAGGAAGACTTCCCGCACCTGCATTAAATGCAGCAAGATCAGCATATGATCCTAGTAAAGTAACTGAATTACCTGCTGTACCTTGTGGTCCTTGATTTCCCTGAACTCCTTGTATTCCTTGTGCACCCTGAATCCCTTGAATTCCTTGAGGTCCTTGCGGTCCTATTTGACCAGGTCCTAATTGAGTAATAAAATCAGCTACAGATATGGCTCCAGCTAGATATCCGTCATCTCTTCTGTTGTCTTTTAAACCTACAGGAAGTAATGTCTTATCAGGATCAACAGAAGTAACTACTCTTTTACCTTTAATCCAACTTATGAAGTTTAAAATATCCATATCATTTATAAATAGTTATATACTTAATATACTAAAAATAATTGAGATAAACAAAAAAACCTTAGATGTTTAAATCTAAGGTCTTATAGTTATTGTTTAAATTTATTAACTCAGTTTCAAAAAGTTATCATAAATTTCTTTATCCTTACTAGATAGTGTAGTGTAATCAAAAGTAACAACATCATCATTAATAACTTCTGATGTCATTCTACTCATTTCTACATCTTCTGTATTATTAATTATAGTTGTAGTATTTGCTGCAAAAACATTTACAAAATCTGTATATGTTTTTTGATTTTCTGTAGATAAGATATCTTTAGTAACTGTATAGTTAACTGTCTCATTATCAATTTCTTTAGTAACTAATACTAATTCAATTGTAATATCTGACTGACCTGCTGAAATAAATGTATTCATAATTATATGTATTGTGGAACTATTAAGTTTGCCTCTTGAGTAAATCCTGTTGCTGTATATAAACTTGTGATAGAGTTATTTGCTCTTGTAGCTTGTACATTAATCATACCTGCACTTGAACCTGCAATACCTGACATAAAGAAATCTGATGCATTAGCATGTTGACAAACTACATTATTAGCATAAACTCTTGAAGAAGCTGAAGTTAAACTAAGTGTATTAAACCCACCTGCAGCATCTCCATTATAAATAGTACAATCATTTAAAAATAAGTTTGCTGCACCTACTCCAATAATTGCATTAGCATCTGTACTATCTCCTCTTACAATTGTAGAATTTTTAATTTGTGTACTACCTGCACCAACAGATGCAACAATAGAAGTAGTACTTATATTTCCTTCAATGAGTTGTTTAGAACCACTATTATTTAATAAAGCTCTTTGTGTACCAGCATATATATTACCATTAAGTCTTAATGTATAAGCATTAGATGTTGTCCAATCAGAAATACATCCGCTGTTAGAACCTAAAAATGTAGCATTAGTTACTTCATTATATAAATCACCATTAATAGTAATTATAGAAATTGCTGCTACTGCATAAGTAACTAAACATTGCTTATAAGAAGCATTATTGCCATATAATCCACCATCTTCAATAACTATTTTAGGACATGTAATATTTACATTTCCTGTATATCCAGCAATTGTTCCTTGACCCCTTACATCAAAGATACTATAGGGGGCTCTAACAAATTCTTTAACATTTAAGTTTATATCAACTTGTCCTCTAATTCTAGAACCGTTTGCGTTACCAGCATTAGTTTTTAAACTGTTACAAGTAATATTTATCTTAGGAAAATAAAGAACATTACCATTAGCAATTTGAAAAAAACCATTATTTGTTGCATTATCTGTTTTATCAAATTCAATTGTTAAAGTACAACCATAGTTTAATGTAATAGATGCCGATCCTGTAAACTGAGCATATCCAAATAATCCAGATACTGCTTGTTGATCAGAAAAAGAATCACTTGCTCCAGATGTATAAAATACTACACCATTTTCTGCATAGTAATAAATTCTATTTCTAAATACAATACCTTCATTATACTGACCAGGTCTCAAATGAATTATAATTGGAATACTAGCCCCTAATGCAACAGCAGCAGCTGTAGCAGCAGCAATAGTTTTATAAGTATTAACTAATGAACCAACTTCTGCAGTAGCATTATTACCATATACTAAATCTACATATAGTGTATATGCAGCATTTACATCTGTAAGTCCAGGTACAACTTGTGCTAAAATAGAATCAGCAAAATCACGGTATGTGTTTAATGCTGGTCTATAATTACCATCATAGTTTGGATTTCTTACTCCTAATGTAATTAGATCAGTGTCTTGTGGTACATCCACAATAGCTTTTAATCTAATTAGATCAGGATAGTTAGTTAGATTATTTAACATATCTTTAATTTAAATTATGAATGTTCAGTTATACGTACTCTATTAATTGTTGCTTGTTCAGCAGGTGTTCCTAATAATACAGCAAAAATAATATATAAATCTGCAGTAGGGTTAATTGTTACTTCATCTCTAGTATTGCTTACAAATGAAATATCATTTGCACCTATCTGAAGAAAGTTATACCCATATATTTTATTACCAACTTTTTGAAAATCTCTTTCATTTCTAAACCATCCTCCATCTGCCGATTGATTAGCACCAGTAGCAATTCTTGTAGCACCTACTAATGAATTAGAGGTATTAACCCAAATTTGAGATTGAACTACATCAGAACCTGTACGATACACACCCCATGATGTTTGAAGAACACTGTTTGTAGCAAGTGTGTTTGCAGGAACTAAAATACTTCCTGAAATGTATGGTGTTAAAGCAATACCTCCTGTTACAACAGATCCTTCTGGAATTGCACCAATAGCTTTAAATCCTGAAATATTAGGTCCGGGTACTCCTTGAACTCCTTGTGGTCCTATTGCTCCTTGAGAAGCTAATAATGCCCAATTTGCTGTATCTAAACTTGGATTAGTTGTACCTGATGTTGGATTAATACAAAAGTAAGAAGCTCCGCCAAAACCTACTGCATCATCTGCAACATAAGAATTACCTGATACCCATGCACCTTGCCATGTTAATCCAGCTGGTCCTACTGGTCCAGGTAAACCATTTGCGCCTGTAGCACCTGTTAAACCTATTGGTCCTGCAGGTCCTGCTGGTCCTGGACCAAATTGATTTGCAAAATCCGCTACAGATATAGCACCTGCTAAGTATCCATCATCTCTTCTATTGTCTTTAAGACCTACTGGTAAAAGAGTTTTAGATGGATCTACAGTAGTAACTTGTCTACCTCCTTTGATCCAACTAATAAAATTTAAAATATCCATGATTTTATTTGTTTATTATTTGTTATGAGTAAACTCTTATTTCTATTGGAAAATTATCTAATACATCATTATCAATATCTTCTGGTTGCAACAAAGTTGTTATACGTACTTTATCAGAATCTTCCCTTGTAACTATAACAAACCGACCATTATTTGTAAGGTCCTCATTAAGAGCTGGTACTCCATATATTGTTTGTTGTGATCCAAAAGGTCCTGATAACCACGTTTTATTATCTGTAAAAGCACCAACTAATACACCATAATAAACTCCAGCACTATCATAATTCCAAATTATATTCCCAATAGTATTCTCTAATACTGTTACTACTGGAGCTCCTGTATTGAATAGTAAAGCACTGCCTCCATAACTTATAGGTGTGTCATTATTTATTGCAACAAAATAAGTACCTGGGTCATTGTTTGGTGCACCAACATTTAAGAAGTTTCCACCAGGATTTTGAATTTGATAAGTTACTCCTTTTGTTAATGGTCCAGAACTAATTCCAATTGTATTACCAAAACCACTCTGTGTTAATAAAGCTGTATACACTTTATATGCAGGTACTGGTGCAAGTTGTGCTGCAAAGTCTGCTACTGTAATAGCACCAGCTAAATAACCATCATCTCTGCGGTTATCTTTTAACCCAACAGGTAATAATGTTTGTGTAGGATCAACTGAAGTAACAACTCTGCCACCCTTTATCCAAGAAATAAAATTTAAAATATCCATTGCTAATGTTTTTGTATACAGTATAATATACAAAAAATATTTGAAATAAAAAAATCCTCAGCCTGTAAACTGAGGATTAAATTTTCTAGCTAAATGAGGTAACAAATACTAGAATACTTTTATGCACATAAATAACCAACTGTAAAAGCAACAATGATGATTAAAGTAATAGCAACATTGCTCATAAATCTTGCTTCCGGATCTTCTTCCCACATATGTTTTTGTGGATTGTAGACAGGCTTAGTTAAACTTATTGAAGCGGCCCAAAGAGTAATTACTAGTATCACTGCTATAAACCATCCTATTGCTTTAAAAATTAGTATCATAGTGAATCAATTCTTTTTTGTAAATATACTAAAGCTTTTTCTAAATCTTCTTTTTCTTTAGATTTATTTTTCTTTCCTGCTCTAGCTACATATTTAATTACATTGCCAAGGTAGAAGTCTTTATCTAAACCCCACGCTTCCAGTACGTTAAACACTTCATATACATTACCAGCTCCACCATAATGATTAGGTCTTGTAGGATTTTCTGCAATACCTTTTCTTTCATTGTACTGGTTACATACCAAATCATGTTCTGCTGAACTTGTCATTACATATGGAAAGTCTTCATGATTAGTATCCATGATTACCAAATTATTACAACATCCATTTCACTAAGTACAAACTTCATTGTACCACCAACTTCTAGTCTTTCAACTGTTTCTAAGTTCAATGCAGATGTACGGACATACACTTTATCTCCAACTTTTACATCTTCTACTTTGTCTCCTACTGCATACACATTCAACTTGTTCCACAACTTAATTGTTTCTTGCATAATGTGTTCTTCATCTTTTTCAGATAACTGGATAGATGATTCTTTTCTTACTGGTACATCAACTAAGATTGTACGGCCTCTTAATACTTTAAATTCTGACATAATTTAATTTTTAAATGTTACTACTTTTACTGCTGCCATTTGTGCACTTACTAGTTCTCCTACTGCATGGTCAAATAACAAGCTCTTAATCGGAGATTTTCCGTTTTCTTCATATGATTCTAACATGATATTAGCAACTTCAGCCATCAGGCTTTTTACTTTAGCTACCTTGTCATCATTAGAAGAGTTGAATTCAATACCTACTAATAACTCACCAAAAGATAAAATCTTTGTTTCTTTAAAGCCTACTGTTTCTTCTACAGCTTCATTTACATTTGTGTTCTCTTCCATTATACAACTGTTTCATATGTTAATTTAAATATATCTTCCCGGCAAGGATAGAACTCACCCTTAACTCCTCTGATAATATAATCTCCTACTGTAGCTGTCATATCTCCTTCTAGAGTTACAACAACTAAATTGTTTGCTTCACCTTTGCTAAAGCATTTTTCACAAAAACCTAACATCTCAGTTAAGTTGTCACCTGTCCATTGTTTTGCTTGAATGACTACAGGTTTCTTTCTATAAAATTTTGGCATAAACTTAGGCATCATATTGAGTTGTATCCTTCTTAACGGGAATAACAGACTGATCTCTTAACAAGTCAAATTTAATTTGTTCTAAGATTCCTATTAGGATCGTTGCGGGCATGCTAACTTTGTCTAAGCCCATTTCAATTTCAATTCCTTGATCTTCATATACATGAATGGCAAGGATGGTTGTTTTTTCTAACATACTTATTTGGTTTTTAGTTTGAGGTACAGATAGGATTCGAACCTATGGCTTTACAGTTTTGCAGACTGTTGCTTTAGACCACTCAGCCACTGTACCTTATTTTATACAAATATAAACTTTTTTTATTTACAAACAAAAATCCCTAGAATATTTTCTAAGGATCTTTCTTACCTAAGCTTAGCAAAAATTTTCATCAATACAAATATAATCTTTTTCTAATAACTTTAACTTATCAGATCTTTTTTTTATAATTTTTGCTGGAGTTCCTGCTATTATACTATAAGCTTCAAAACTCTTCATAATTAAAGAATTACTTCCTGCTGCCACTCCTTCTTGTAAATGTACACCTGGAAGTATAACACAACTTGCTCCAATTACAACATGGTTATCTAAAATTACAGGTTTAGAGGTTACGTTTCTTAAATTTATTGGAACTGTTGGATTGGTAAGAAAGTTTCCAGAGTAGTCATCTGTTGATGAGTATATACTCACGCGTGATGATAAACCAGAAAAATTTTTTAATGTAATTTTTGCAGCACCCACTAACAAACAAAAGCATCCAATATGTATATTGTTTCCTATGCTTATACCATCCTTTCCTGCAGATAGTACGCAAAAGTCATCTATCCTTACATTATCACCTATTTCAATATTACTTGGGTTATACAGACTAGTTTTTTTTGATATAAGGACATTGGTCCCAAAACTCTTTAAACTAAGTTCTTTAAGCTCATTTTCAGTATAGTACATAATTTATTTCCAGTAATTCATAAATCCAGTACTGTAATGTAAATAATCAGTCTGGAATAATTTATTTATTGACTCTATATTAGACTTAAGATTTTCAGGTTCTTTTTTAAATAACACCCAGCATTTAGATGATGGACAATATATTGAACTAACGTAACCCCATTGCTTCATTAAAATATCCATACTCTTATTGGTATGTAATGCAGAATGGACAGGTGGTGTAATATAGAACCAGTTTGGATCATTAGGTATATTTTCACAAACTACTGTGTGTATTATCATTATCCCATCTTCAGTTACTAAATTGTTTATATGATCAAGGTCTGCTCTTTTTCGTACATGCTCAAATAAAGCACTTGTAACAACCACATTTACTTTACTCAAGTTTTCCTCTTTAACGTATTGAACAGTATCAGCAGTATTATCTGTAACATATGGATCATACACTGGTAATGATAAATCAAAATATTTTAAAAGTATCTTACTTAATGTACCATACCCACCAGCATAGTCAAGCATATTAGTTTTAATAATATTGTTCTTCACTAAAATATTTATCATTGTTGCCTGCTCTATATAGGGTGGTTCATTTATATCTTCTCCAAGCATTTTATTTTCAAAGAGTGTGTGGAAATCAAAATTTAATTTACACCATGCATCATACTCCATTTTAAATACAGTATCAGAACAAGTAAATCCACATGAGTTACATTTGTAGTAATGAGAACTATTTAAAAAATAATCATAGGGAGGTTGATACTCTTTAGTAAAAGCATATGTTATATCATTACCGCATATTATACATTGATCTTTCATTTTACTGTGTATATATTTTAAATTGTGACAAATCTGGATATACTAGTTCTATATCTGGATTGTGTTTCTTTGTGCCATCTTGATTATAGAATTGACCCATCAATTGTATACCTCTTGCGGCCAACTCTGGTATCATATAAAAGTTCCAACCAGTCATGGTAAATGTATCTTCATGATATGAACATTCATTTCTTCCACTATATCTAGCTTTCTTAAACCATTCGTATGCTTCTTTATCATCCGTTAGTATTGCTCCACCTTTTGATAACTTTAAGTGTTTATGTGGACCTGTAAAAGAAATGCACATGTGTGTACCTGGACTGTACATATCAGCAGTAAACCTTAAAGCTGAGTCCCAAACTTTTGTTGGCTTCAATTGGTACGCTCCTTTAAATGAACCTTCTATAAATTTAACTACCCCATTAGCATGCATTATCTCACATGGCACAGATGGATATGTTTGACTTGGGATTTCTATTTCTTTGCCTGATATGTTTTCATAATATAACGCTAAAAAAAGAGCATTGCTCAAACTGTCTATAGCCACCACATATGGTGCACTAGTATAGTCTGATAATACTTTTTCAAATTCCTTTGTAATATTATGTGGGTTTATCATATAAGCTTTTGTAGTTTTTGAGTATCTCTGTCATATAAATCAGATGCCATTTCTGCAGGTATAGATACCAAAAATTCTTTTATAAATTCTTCTTTACTGTAGAATCTTTTTGGGTAATGGAACATGGTAAAGTGATATCTATTTATTCTAACGTCACCTTCTGGGTTAACTGTATGCGCCCCACCACTATAATTTATTTCTCCAATAGACTTTCTAAACATTAAAGATTTACAGTACCATGGATGTAATTTTCCATGTGTAAATTCCCTTGGGCCATTTTGTCCTTCTTGAACTACCATGTTATAACCTTTAAACTTAATTACGTCAAAATTTTCAATAGCATCAAGATCCTCCAAACTAATATTGATCAATTCATCCTGGTCTACTACAATGATCCATTCTGCTTCTGATTCTTTCCAACAGTTATTTCTCAAGTATGTTCCAGAAATACCTTTTGGTTCTTCTAATATATAGTCTACAACATTACAACCACGGCTTCTGCAATAGTCTCCTGTTTCATCTGTAGAGTTATCATTATAAATATTGATTTTACATCCTGGAAATCTTTCTTGATAATGATCTAAGAACATTGGTAAGATATGCATCCCATTATAAGCTGGTACAAATATTTCTACTTTCATAAAACAAATATAATAAAAAAACCCAGGTAGTAATTCTTGATCAGAGAAACTTTCCTGGGGGTGTTACTGGTTATACATTTCTGCTTTCCCATTAACGGAGAGACCAAGCAGCAGATCTAACGGGATGCATATTTGGTACTGAGCCTGCAAATCCTATTCACAGGTCTAGCAAAAGACTAATCTATACAAAATAATCTCTTTCTACTGTAGCTATAAATATTAAATTCATTCACAGTATCTATCCAATATCCCAATGGGAAAGTGTCCTTGCAATAGAATGGATAGTCTGCCGTGTTATTATAGATAGGACTTGATACAGTATCCCAATGATATGTATAAACATACCTAGGTCTAGTGTTGTCATACCCATCACCATTCCACCAACCTGGATCACTTTGAACATCAATAGAGTCCTTGTATCTTCTCTCCCACAGATACATTGCTTTACATGTACATGGCTCTGCATTAGGACCATACTCTTCCTTCTTACATCCAGTTAAGAAAATTGTTAATGCTAATAATAATACTTTTTTCATAATATTTATACCTTTAAAGGTAACTACTTTTCAAAAACACTACATAATAGAGAATCAATATCCCCAATATGATATAAAAACAGAGGCTCCCACCTGCCTTACTCTGTCATGAGCTTATCTCTACAGTAACTCACCCGATGCCACGGATGCTTAACCACCCTGCATTCCCTCCTTCACAATGTTAAGTTGTCTTGTGAGCCAGTTGTTTTTACTTTCTTTAGGGAGAACTTGTAATGGGTATCCTAACGGTTTTATCCTATTAGCTTGTCTCCCGTCTTATACCACAAATATATATTATAATATGCATAACACAAAATATAACTTACAAATGTATGCTATACTTTACATATTATACCAAATATACTTTACATAATAGTACTATATTGTAAATTTTATTTAAGGTTATTCCCTGATGAAAATTATTTATTTTGTGCCATATTATTTAATTTTTCCTAATTGTCTAAATACTATTGATATTCTTTTGTGTTCTAGTTTTTCTATGCTGTGTTTCCAATGTGTTCTGTATACACCTTTAAGCTGTATAATAGATCTTGCTGGTAAAGTTATAACTTCTCTTTTTGTTCCATATGTCAAAATAAGTTTTGCATCTGATAACAAACTCAATATGGTTATTACAGGTCCAGCATCTACATTATCTATATGCGGAACCATCTTGTTTCCTGGATAATAAGTGTTAACTGTTATATCTTCTGGTAAAGCATCTAGTATTTTTTTATCTATCAACCTATAACATAGATCTAGTAGATACTCAGGAATAGGATCTAACTTCTCATTACTATAAATAGAATTGCCATATCTTACTAGAGTTCTATCATTAGATACTTTGCTGTTTGCTTCAGCTTGTGCCAGAGACTCTAACAGTAAGAGTTCTTCTTCTATAGATATAACATTAAATTCTGGTGTTACTATCATACTAAATAATTATGTCACAAATATAGTAAACATTTGTGACAGTTTATCCCCGGTCTATTTTACTAAGTTCATGTACCCCAGGGGTATAACTAGATGGGGAAATTACGGGATATGGGTTTATAATATGTAAGGGATTGTGAAGGGGCCTCCCTACAACACCCCCCGGGGCCTGGCCGATTGGGGGGTACCCCTATGACTCTGAGGGCATGAATCTCATACTAGATAAAAATAAAAACTTTTTATTACTGTGGAAAAAAGGTTGCCGCTTGTAACTGATCTTATGTGAAAAGTGATGCATCTCACTGACCCAACATATGGAAAATGTGCTAGCTACTGGTGAACACAAGATGTGAACAGAGAGAAATCTCTGTTCTTTTTTTTAACCACAATGCTTAGGCCGCTTTTAACTTAGTTTGATTATTGATAAGTTATGTCCCAACACGGAAGTGAGACATAGTTGAGTTACAAGTCCTGGGACTTTTAGGCAGCTAGGAGAGGGAATGTACGCCCTTGGCATAACTTATCTTTTTACTAACTTAATTAAACTATACTATTATGATTGTAAAGAACATGATTGAAGAGATTGAGGGTATTATGATTCTTAACAAAGCTAAGGTGGACCATAAGGTTCTCAATGCTTTAAAGGAATTAGATCCTAAAGACATTAAGGATTACCGCAATAGCCTAGCACTAGAGTGGCAGGTTAAGCACAAGAACAAGATGATACTATTAGAGGATTAACATCCTCTTTTAGTATTATATATTTTTTAACTAATAATATAAACATTATGAAAACAATTATTTTTATTTGGTACTTAGTGACAGGAACTGTAGTACCACAACACAAAGTGAATGACAGACAGACTTATGCTGTGTTCTTTGAAGATGGTAAGGTAGTAGACTTTGCCTTTAGAGGTGAAGTTATGCAGTATATACTTACTGGTGAGTTTGAGTATGATGAAACATTAGAGGATTAAGTTCCTCTTTTGTTTTACATTATACTTAGGCCGCTTTTAACTTACATTAATTTAAACTATACATTATGGAAATTACACGCGTACAACCACCTAAATTCCGTGTTGGTAAACACTTGCTAAATGAATATGAACTTAGAACATTAATGCTTGAGGTAGCACAGGGTAAAAAACCTGCTGGTATTAAAGTTAAGTGTTCTGAAGGTAACATATCTACCATTAGAAAAGACGGTGTGCTAACTGAGAAGTTAACAGGTTTAGATTTAGCAGTTTCACTGACATTTCAAATGCTTGCTTTGTAGACTTATTTAAAGAGGAGTAACATCCTCTTTTTTTTGTCTTCCCACAGTGTAGCTTTGTAACTCAAGTGCTGATAATCAAGTAGTTACAAAAAACCCATATTGCTCAGAACTCATACCCTATTGCGCTGCGCGCAAGGCTTATTTGCCGCTTTTAACTGTGAGGGATTATTATTTATTTATTAACTTTTAAAACCCATTATTATGGCAAAGTTTGATTTTAAATTAGAGGAAAACCCTAACACAGGAGAACCTATGTACGTAAGTACAATGCAAGGAGAATTAATTTCTATTGCAAAGGATCCTATTGCTAACTCAAGTGCTAATGCGAGCTTGTTCTATCCTGCTACAGTGCAGTATGAAAATGCTAAAGGCAATGTAGTAAAGAGTGGTTGTTTGGTGTATGAAAAAAACTTCAATTATGGTATGTCAGTAGGCAGTACATATTTGGGTAAAATCATCATTACCAAGGACAAACCATTACCATTGTTAGTTCTTTCTCACCTTGATAGAGCATCTAATGCTACTATGGAGGACTTTGGCTTTGACATTAGCCTGTTAAATGTAACAGACTTTGATGTTATCTCAAAGAAGTAATGATAATGCCTCACACTATTATATAGTGTGGGGTTTTATTTTTACCCAAGGACTCATATCCTATTCCCCTGCGGGGAAGGCTTTCTGGCCGCTTGGAACTGTAGGGGATATATAAGGTAGTATCATTATATTACATTTATTGTTACGGTCATAGTAAGTAATAATAAGTCATAATAAGACATATAAAGTGTTTATACTCTACTATACAGAAATGAGACTCAAGTACTGATAATCAGGTAGTTAATTTTTTGTAAGAGTGTGTTAATGTGGGTTATTGGGTGTAAAACACCTACCATTACTTTACCAACGGTCATACATAAGTAATAATAGACTCAGTCTATACACTATTAGTATATAGCTAGACATAAACTATTAGTACACTACTATCTCTACTATTACTATCCTTAGTACTATATCCTATTAGAGTAACATAACAACATCTCCCGGAAAAAAGCATTTAGCCCTAAATAAACTATATTAACTACTTAAAACTAAACTTATGGAAACTTATTACTGGACTATGAAGAATGGTCAAAAGATCAATGTTGATGATATGGATGAAAATCATTTAAGAAATACTCTTAAGCTTATCATTAGAACAGCTGAAGCTAGAGCTAAAGCTAAACAAATAGCTGAGTCTAAGTTTAGACTCCGTGGAGATATAGCACAAGACCATGTAGCACAAATGGAAGATCAAGATTACTTTGATGAATGTGCTGCTGACTTTGAATTTTGGAAATCTTAATAACTTAAACTATAATTATGACAAAAGAAACTTTAACAAGACTTCTTAATGAAGCTTGTGAATTACTTATTATTTTTGAAGATGGTAATGTAGCTAATAATGAAGATAAAACAAGAATTGTTGCAATTTTCAATGAGATTAAATATGCTGATAAAATAGATTCTGAAATGTATTTATCAGCTGATGAAGAATGTCAGGATTGGAATACATTTAATAAAGATAAAATTTAATTAACTTAAACTATAACTTATGGAAGAAATAAAACAAGCAATAGAACAAAAACTACCTCAGATACGTGAAGAAAACAGAGAAGAATGGGAAAAATTATCAATTAGATTAGCTAAACTAAAATTAGATAGAGGAGATTCTGTTTCTTCTATAGTAGATTATATACTTAATTAATTAACTTAAACTATAAATTATGAAAAGACAAGCATCAGTAGGTATGTACTACCTATACACAATGATTATTGTGTTTATTTTGGCATTATTTATGTCATCTTGCGGAACTACATCTCATGGATGTAACTATGCTAAGGCACAGAAATACAATGCAAAACAAATGAGAAAGTCTCATAGATACAACTAGTATGAAAGAAGGACAGTATATAGCTATCACACCATTATTTAGTATTACTAAAAGAATTGAAGTGGTTAGAGTTATCAAAGTCTTTTCTGATCATACTTATGATGTACAGTATCCTAATGGTCATATAGAAAGGCTCCCGATTGGAGCTTTTCTTGCTTAAATTATTAACTGTTAAATTATGTTAAATGTTTAGAAAAAAGATTATAGCTCTAGAAGAGAAAAAGAAGCTGAGAAAGATTGATTTAAGTATGGTTCATGATATAGGAGCAGATCCTATGACTGCAGAAATGTATAAGAATGATCTTATGGTTGAGATTATGCATATTGATAATGAAATTAACTATGAAAGATCAATGAGACCAATTAGATGTGCTGCAGTTATATTTGTAGCAGTAGCAATATTACTAGTAGTTTACATAGTAATATCAGAAATTTTGTAATTTATAAAAACCAGACATATGGAAAAGAGAAAAGTAGGTAGACCTAAAAAAG